GCTCTTCAGTCTGCTCCTTGATGATCTCGATGAATTTCCGCATAGTTTACACTCCTGTATAGCGCAGCGAATACTGGATCAGCACCTTCGCGTCGCCGCCCGAATCCGCGTAGGTCAGGGTATTCGGCCCCGGCTGCATCTGCCAGAACGTCGAGCCCGGCTGCACCGCACCCATCGCGCTTGAGCCGTTCGCGAGGCGACAGGATGCCGCGCCGAACGTGGTCCGGATCTCCACCCACTCCCCGGCCGCGAGATCGAGCGTCAGCCCGATACTCTCGCCCGTGGTCGCGTTGGTGATCACCGGGTTTGTCGCCGGGCCAGTGACGCGGATCGTGACCGGGCTCCCGATGTCGCCCGGGTTGTCAATCGTGACGGTCGGGCTGACGAACGCGAAGTGCGCCGGGAATGCGACCGGGAACGCCAGCCCCCCGGCGAGCCCCTGCAAGTGTTGCTCAAGCGCGTCCTCAAACCAGCACGGATCGGAGGCGGTCAGGTCCACGGTGACGGTCTGCCAGGTGGGGCCGGCACTCTGTCGCCCCTGAGGGAACGCGGGCGAGGCGCTCCCGACGACGCAGCGGAGGGAGAACGAGCGCTCGCCCTGTATCCAGACGAGCCGCCCCTCCCCGGCCGCCGGGGAGAACGCCCTGGTGATCGCCCGGCGGCGGGCGTAAAGGTCTTCGGTATCCTGCGCCCGGATCATGAACGTCAGCGAGAGGGAGCGGGGAACGAGCAGCGCCGCGAGGAACGTGCTGCCGTGCTGATAGGGGGCGGTCACGGTCTGCACGTCGCACCCGCCGCCGCCGAAGCCGGAGGATGTCAGGTAGACGTAGACCGGATCGGGGATCTCCTGATCCGGCTCGCGGATGTCGAGGATCGTGCCGCCGGCGGAGACCCACTGGAGATGCATCATAGCGATCCCTCCAGGGCGGCGTCACGGAGCCCGCGCTTTGTGGCGTCGGCTACCTCTGTGGCGGACTGTGACTGGGTGTAGATGTTCTGGTTCAGGACCACTTGCATCCCCCCGACCGCGCCTGCTGCCGGTAGGTTCATCCCCCCGCTGGCTGACGCGGACTCGGTGGGCTCTGCTGCCCCCCCTCCGCCCCCAGACGCACCGGCAACCGCTGCGCCCGATGACGACGCGACCTCAAACGCCGGGGAGGCATAGGATGGCACCTGGATGTCGAGTTTCGGGATCTGCGGCAGACCGCCGATCGGGTTGCCGTTCTCGTCGTACTCGACATGATATGTGCGGGCGATGGCCGGGTTGTCGTTGACGAATTTGACATACTCTGCCCAGTTTGCAGACTTGACATCCAGCGCCTCGTTCTCGATCTGAGACATCAGGTTCTCGTGCGCGATCTGCGCCTCCTCCCGCTTCTTCAGCGCAACGTCGAGTTTCTCCTGCTCGTCTTCGAGCATCCTGCTGATCTCGTCAAGCCGCGCCTGGGCGCTCGACACACTCTCCCCGTTGAGCGCCTTCTCGATCTCGACCCTCTCATTCTGCGCGTCGGATGCCTTCTGCAGAGCGTCCTGATACCGATCCTGAGCATCGGCGACGTCGAGCACTGCCTCGCGCTCCCGGAGGAGGAGGTCTTCGAGTTCCCGCTTTGCGTCGGCGTCGCCGCCCGCCGCCTCCGCCCGCTTCTGCTTGATCTCTTCCCGGAGCGAGGCAAGGTCGCGCTCGGCACGGATCTTGCGGATCTCCGCCCGTTCGACCTCTCGATCAGCGTCCTTGATCTTGTCTTCGATCCCAAGCGCCCGGTCGATCGTTTCCTTGAGTGCGTCGTACTCTTTCTGCAGCTCCGTGACCTTCCTCTGGTGCCCGGTGACTGCTTTACTCGCCTGCTCATACGCAGTCTTCGCCCCATCCGCGAGGCGGCGGTTCTGGAGCTCAACGTCCCTGGCCGCCTGCGCCGCCCGGTTCTCGGCGAGTTTCAGGTCGAGCGCGGAGAGCGCCGCGTCCTTCTGCGCCTGCGTGAGGGTGCCGAGGGCGATCGTACCGTCCTCGATCGCGTCGGTGGTAGCCCTAAACTCCCGTGTCAGGTCGCCGGTAGCGAGTTTGTGCCAGCCGGTCGCTTCGGTTGCCCGCCGGGTCGCGAGCGTCTGGCGCTCGGTGACGACGTTCTGTGCCTTGAGCGCCTCGATGTCGGCGAGGATCTGCTGCTCTTCCTTCTTGAGCACGTCGATCTCGTCCTCGATCGTCTCGGTGCTCTTCTTGGCGAGGTCGGCGGTTTCCCGGAGGGCTTCGCTGTACTCGTTCTGTGCCGCCGTCGCGTCGTTTGTGGACGCGATCAGCGGCAGGAGCACAGCGCCGAGGGTCGTCACCCCGATGATCGCCAGCCCGAGTGGGTTCGCCATGATCGCAGCGGTGAATCCTCGGGTTGCAATCGTGGCGGCGATCGTCGATGCCTGGTAAGTCCGGTAGAGCGAGATCATCGAGCCGACCGATCCTGCGAGGGTGCCGACCGCCCAGATCGCCGGCCCGGTCGCAGCGGCGAAAAGTCCAGTGGTGACGATCACTCGCTGCGTCCCCTCGTCTAGGTTCGAGAGCCAGTTGGCAAGACTCGTCGCGCCATCGATCGCGGGCATCAGCGCGTCTGCGATGAGGTCGCCAAACGTGATATTGAGTGTCTCGATGGCGCCCTCCAGTTCGCGGAGGGATCCGCCGACGCCGCCCTCCATCGTCTCGGCCATCCGCAACGCGGCGCCGTCGCAGTCTTCGAGGGCGGCGGTATATTTCTCAATACCGTCACCGCCCGCTCGGATCAGGGCGAGCATCGCCGGCCCTGCCCGGTCGCCGAAGAGCGACATGGCGTCGCCGGTGGAGATACCTACGGCGCCGAGCGTGTCGATGATCTCCGCGAGCGAGTGCACTTCTGGATTGACGTCCTCTGCTGTCAGCCCGTAGGTGGCGAGGATATCGGTGGCCTGTTTCGTCGGGGATAGGAGGGATGTCAACGCGCCCCGGAGCGCCGTGCCGGCCATCGTGCCCTGAATGCCGGAGTTGCTCATCACCTGGATTGCAGCGGTCGTCTCCTCGATCGAGAGTCCGGCGCTCGAAGCGACCGGCCCGACATAAGCCATCGCGTGCCCGAGTTGCTCGACGGAGGTGTTCGACGAGGACGCTGCCTGTGCGAGCACGTCGGAGACATGGGCGAGGTCGCTCACCTCCAGGTTAAACCCGGAGAGGACGTTGGTGGAGATGTCGGCTGCGACCCCCAATTCCATCGCCCCGGCAGACGCGAGGGAGAGCATCTGCGGCGTGGCCTCAAGGATCTCGTTCGTCGAGAGCCCGGCCATACCGAGATACCGCATCGCTTCGGCAGACTCGGATGCCGACCACGCGGTCGACGCGCCGAGGTCGATCGCCTGCTGTCGGAGCCGGTCAAACTGATCTCCAGTCGCCCCGGTGACCGCCGCGACCTGCCGCATCGAGTCGTCGAAGTCGACCGCAGTCTTGAGCATCAGCCCGCCTGCGAGCGCGAGTGGGGCGGAGACCTTCATCGTGAGGTCGGAGCCGACGCTCGTCAGGGATTTGCCGATGCTCTTGAGGTCACCCTCAAACCCTTCGGTCTGCTTCTTCGCTTCCTCGTAGGCCCGCGTCAGCCCGGCGATGTCGCCGACGATCTCGACGACGAGTTTTCCTGCGCTTGTTTCACCGACCACTCACATCACCTCGCTGTATCCGGGTGCCGAAGACCTGCTCGATCGCCGCCGCGTCCGGTGCGTCGGCGGGCGCCTGGGCAGCGCTGTGCGGCGTTGCCGGGGCGGGGTTCGGCCGATACATCATTTCCGTCGCGTAGGCATCAAACATCAGGAGTTGCGCCCACGATAGGCGATCGAGACAGTAATCCGGCGTCCACCCGTAGATCCGGCAGAGGCGGGCGACGATCCGGCCTGCCTCGATTACGGGTTTTTTACCCCCCCCTCCTTGTCACCCTTGTTCCCGCCACCCCACCGGCGGAACGCCTGCGCGAGGACGACCTGCGTCAGCCCGGCGAGTTGCGGCCGGGTAAGTTTCGTCTCCAGCCAGTCGGCGGTGATCCGGGGGTTGGACTGCTGGCAGATATCTGCGATCGCCATGACCATCTCGCCGTCAGGGATTTTGTCAAACCCGCCGTGTTCTTGCGTCGCCTGGGTGAGGAACAGCGTCGCCCGGGCTGGCACGATCGTGAGATCGATCTCCTCAATCTCGCTGCCGTTCCCGATCCTGACGATCACCGGTTTCGGCGAAAGGGTGGAGAGGTCGATGATCTCGACCATGCTCACACCGCCTGCTCGTCGTAGATCTGAATGACGTTCTCGTCGTCGGGGAGTGTCGGGTCGGGTCGGGCCGTCAGGGTGATCGGGATGCCCGCAGGTTCGCCCCCGCTGTCCGCAGTGAACGTGTGCCCGAAGTTGCTCGACAGTTTGACCTTGAATAGCCGATACCGGTACTTCTTGCCGGCTGCGTTGGTGTTGGTCATCTGCACGGCGATGTACTTCGGGGTGGACCCCTTGCCGCCAAGTTTGATCGTCTTGCTGACGACCGGCGTGTAGCCGTAGGTGATCGTGAGCGCCTGGGCGGTCGTGGTGACGGTACCCGAGTCGAGCACGACGATCCCGGTGACCCCTTCATCGTCGGTGATGACGTGGTAGTCGGTCCCGTCCACGAGCGTCGTGTTTGTTGACCCGGCGACCGAGGTGATGCTCGCGCTCGGCTGGTCGGTGACCGGGATGAACTTGGAGTAGTCCCACGCACCAGACGCGACGACAAGAGTCTTGCCGCTGACGGCGTCGCCGGTCTCGGTCGTGACCGTCCCGATCCCGAGCTTTGCCAGGGTCGCGAGCGTCCACTCGTGGAGTGTCGCCGTTACCTCGGCGCCGGTGATCTGGTCGGACACATCCACTTCGGGCGCGTTGTCCGGCTGGATGGTGATCGATTCTCTGGTCAGGACGAGTTTGGCACCCTTCAGGATGCCGACGTCCACCATATCGGTGAACGCCCCGGGGTGGTCCTCGACCTCAAGTTTGCAGGAGCCGAGCCGGATCGCGGCCGGGTTCTGCACGGATGTCTGGAAAGTCATTATCTTCACTCTCTGTAGGTGACTCTGAAGTCACAGGGGATGTGATACAGGCGGGTTTCGGCCTCGTAGAGTTCCGGTGCGTTGAGGAACTGGATACTCTCGATCGCTGTGCCGTCCACGATCCCACGGTAGTCGTCGAGCGCTGCAATGACGGCCTCGGCGAGTTGCCGGACCGTCGCGAAGTCGTCCGCCCAACAGGATATCTGCATCCGGGGAGGGCGGATCGTCTTGAAGATCCGGGCATCGGAGACTGTCAGATACTTGATATATGGCGTTGTGATCGGGCCGTCGACGTGGATCGGGTATACCCGGGTCCCGACGAGGGCGGAGACCCCTGCGTCGTTCACCAGGATCTGCCGTATGGCCTTCTGAATCATACCCCTTCCCTCCGGAGCGCATCCTGAATCCCGGCGGCGATGATTCGCCGGATCTTGTCGGCGTTCTCGTCGAGAGCCGGGCGGAGGAATGGCTGTGCGTCCATACCGGGTTTCGGGCCATAGATGTAGTCGTCCGGGTGATCGACCCCGGAGGCGTCGCCCCTGCGACCGGTTCCGTACTCGACGAACGGCGCGTATTCGACATTCGTCCCGACGACGCCGGAAACCCGATTCCCCTCCACCACCGGCTCTTCGGCGGTGATAGAATTCCGCAGGCGCCCGCCGGTGTATCCGGGGCGGGACACTCCGACCGGGCACCTGCGCTTCGCCTCCCTCTCGACCTTGAGTTCGCCCCGCCAGACGCCTTCGGCGAGCACGCCCGGGGCCCGGTCGCCGAGGTTCTGGAGCCTCCGGATCAGATCGTCCCCCTCGGCAACGTTGAGGCCAGGCATCAGAACCACCCCCAGAGTTTCAGGGCGCCGGCGACGACCCCGCCGGCAACGGCTCCGGCCCCGCTACTGGTTGCAGCGAGACGGCCGAGGCCCTGGTTGCACTGCGCCTCCAGGATCCGGAGCCGGGCCTCGTGGTCGTTGGCAGCCTCGGAGACCGCCGACACCTCCCCGTAGATCAGGATCAGTAGTTCCCGGTCGGTCAGGGTGCCGAGGGTGTTCTCTGGTAGGCTCATGTTACCGCCTCCAACTCTGCTTTGAGATGCGAGATCGAGGTCGGCCCGTAGATTGCCTTCACCGCCTTCACCTGGTAGGTCTTGTCGAATCCGAGGGGGCCGTCGGAGACGGTGTCTCGCTCGGCGATCGCCGTCTCTGCAGGGAGGAGGAGGCCCGGCAGCGCCAGGAAGACCTGCCCGCTGGCGAGGTCCAGACGCCGGGTCTGGGTGCCCGGGTTCGTGAACCGGCACTTGACGCCGGTCGTCGTGATCGTGGAGATCTTGGGCACGCCGAAGTCGTCGACCTCCCCCGTGTCTGCCTGGTGCGTGATGGTGCAGGTGTGGATAAGCAACGCAGGCGGGATCATCCGTTCACCTTCCTGACAGAAACCCGCGATCCGCGGCGCCGGGCGAGGTATCGCCTGACCGCCTCCCGGGCGAGGCCTTCGTGGTAGTCGATCTCGTTCTGGGTGTTGTTCCCGATCGTGAGGTCTCCACCGAGGTTGAGCGAGTTCGTGCGCTCGTTCGTGAGCCGCCCACGGTCGATGAGTGCAGCGACGGTGAAATGGACTGACGCGGATTCCAGGTCGGCGTCCCCTGGAGTGCCGGAGACCCCGGCGTCCATCAGGAGGGCGTCAACCCGGCGATCCGCCTTCATTAGGAGGAGAGCAAGAGTGTCCTCGTCCGTCGCGGTCCCGGTTGCCAGCACCACGTCGTCGACGGTTGCGTAGGCCATCAGCCCCTCCCCGGCAGATCCTGCAGGCGGACCGCCCTGTGCCTCGGCGAGGTCAGCGGGTCGACCGGCGAGGTGTCGATCCGGAGGTCCGGAGCGGCGTCACGTGCGGCGCGGTCGCTCTCCTCGACGAGGGTCTTCGAGAGCCAGGGATGCGACGCAGAGGAGATCACGACAATCTCCCCCTAGAACTTAACCCTGCAGATGGAGTCCCCGAACCCGACCGCTGCGCCGAACCGGAGTTTGACCACGGCACCGACGAGGTCGCGGACAGGGTCGCGGTAGTTCTCCAGCATGATGTCCTGGCGCATGCCGATCTTTGCGGCGACCCGACTGTCGTAGACGATCATGCCGATGTCGCCGTCGGTGGTGTAGCCCCAGGTGTACGTGCTGCTGCTCGTCGTCGTCCCGACAGTCCGGGGCTTGAGGCCGAGCATCGGCGGCAGGGAACCAAGGATTGCCTGCTGCGACCCGGTGTGGCTCGTGAGGAGGTACTCCTTGCCGACGAGGGTCTCGGCGTCGACGCACATCACCACGGAGTCGGGGTTGTAGCCTGCGGCCCGGATCTTGCCCTTGGCGGCGGCGATGGCTTTCGTGCCCTGATCCGCGCCGGCGGTGTCGTGCTCATCCTCCGAGCCCTGCAGCATCGTGCCGAGGACAACGTGGTTTATGGTGTTCTCGGCGCGCTCGCCGTGGTGCCGTGCCTCCTCGGC